GCAAATCTTACAGTAAACACGTACGGGTCTAATGTACTCACGGTTTCAGGTAATGTTTCAGCGGATAACATTACCATAGGGAGTTTAAATGTTGCTGCATCACCTTTTGCATTAGATGATGTCGTGAGTGTTAATGCAGGTGCAAATGTAACCGCAAATGTTCTCACATTAGGTGGTCTCGTTACATCAGGGAACATTGATGCGAGTAACATTACAATATCAGGGAATACGACTTCCCAAAACATAACGTTAACAAATACGGATATTTCTGCAACTATCTCTTCCGGGACAATAACAATTGATGCAAGAGAAAAGTCATATGGTACAGCACCACTCGTCGTTTCAACAACTGACGTTTCGAATCTTGTATTCTCAAATCTTATAACGGGTGCACAAATTGTCGTACCTATACTCGCGAGTGGAGGTGATGTAAAAATTTCAAAAGAGTTGACGAATGTAAATTTTTATGCAATGACAACCGATGTTTCAATTACCCAAGACAAACATGCACTTATGACACTATCGAATTTATACGGAAATATTTATATGAATGCGATTGGATTTGCTTAGGTTAAAAAAATAAAACCTTAGTATAATATAAAATATGTCTGGAGGTATTGCTCAACTCGTTGCTGTAGGTGCCCAAGATGCACATCTCGTCGGTCAACCTGAAGTTTCATTTTTCAGGTCCAACTATAAACGTCACACAAATTTCGCCCAAACTGTTGAAAAACAGGTTATCCAGGGCAACCCATCCGCGAATGGTATGTCGACCGTCAGGTTTGAAAGAAAAGGGGATATGGTCGGGTATGTCTACATCGCCAATAGAGGTGTTAACATTACTGACTGGAGCGATAAAATTTCCAAGGTTGAACTTCTCATTGGTGGACAAGTCATTGATGAACAAGATTATGAGTTTTCTGCGACTCTCGCACCAACTGTTATGAACCAAACGTACTCTAAATCTACTTACGCTAGTGAAGCGTTCTACCCACTCAGATTTTCGTTTTGTGAAAATGCCCAGTCGGCGATCCCATTGATTGCCCTTCAATACCACGATGTTGAATTGAGAATCACATGGGGTGCTACAGTCACAGCTGACGCGGAAGTCTATGTTCAATTCATTCACCTCGACACGGATGAGCGTACCGCTTTGTCTTCCACACCACAAAACATGCTTATTACACAAACACAAAAAGCTGTTGCCTCTGCTTCCAAGACCCAGGAACTCAACTTCAACCACCCAATGAAATATTTGGTTGCTGTAAATGCTATGACCGCCGCCACCGATAAATTGAAGCTTCAAATTAACGGTACGGATGTTACTGATGCGAAGAAAGTTATCCCACACTTTACTTCCGCCCCAATCTATTACCATACAACTGCCGGGGTAGTTTCCAGTGCCACAAAAACATCCGATAACGTGACATTGATTCCATTCTGTCTCGACACGGCTAAGGTTCAACCAACGGGTTCGCTCAACTTTAGTAGACTCGATTCCGCAAGACTTGTTTCCGATAATACATCGTTCGCTAATACTATCTACGCCGTCAACTACAACATCCTCCGTATCGAAAATGGTATGGGTGGTTTGATGTATTCCAATTAAGTAATTTAATTTAGCCGCTTATTATAAATGTTTTGGCAATTAATTTTTCTCATAGCATTTGTCTTTGTTATAACGTATGACCCAAAATCGGGTACTTTAGATCATTTAGTTGGTAAAAAACCAGAAAAACCTCCTCAGAATGCAGAGTGTAAAGAAGGGCATTACCAGGAAATACAATTTGGAAAAATGGGGTACCCGTGTCCAACCGAAAAGAAAACGCACATGGGTGCGATTATAGGAACTTAAAAAATTAGCTCGTAATTTTATATATAAAATGTTTACATTCGATCGCGATACCGCGACTATAGTTGCCGTGCTCATGTGTATTGTTGCCACAATGTACATGTACAGAGAACTTAACAAAACGAAATCAGAAATGGATAATGTGAAAGGATTTTACGGAAACCTCATGACACATTTATCCAGACCACCACAAGTGAATTCTATACCAGATGTAGAAACAGAAAAAGATGAGGTTTTAGACACCCAAGTTGATGAGAGTGAAGAAGAATCTTCAGAATAATCATCTTATTCAATTATAACTTGCAAATAAGCAATGAAAAAATATAAAGCAATTGCAGTCCCCGTCACTTTTATAGGTGATAAACCACGATTTCTCACTGTCCGGGATCGAAGATTCAAAGATTGGATTTTCGTCACTGGGGGGTGTAGACGAAGAGAGATTCCAAATCCCATTAGATGTGCTTTGAGAGAACTCGAAGAAGAAACCAGGGGGGTTGTTTCTTTGAAAAAGGGTGAATATACAGAATTTAAGTTTGTAGTAACGGAAAGTCCAGGAGTGGAACTTGAATATAACGTTTACGTGTTTTTCGTAAACTATACCATACAGGAACAGGCTGAACTTATAAGAAAGTTTAACGATGAAAAACAGAAAATGAATCTTCGTAAGATTCAGAAACAGCCCATCAAGAGAACACATGATGAAAATGATTTCATGAATTTTGAAACACTCTCAGAGTTCAGTACTAAAAAACAATGGGATCGTATTGTTAAGAATGTACTTAACAATCCAGAATTTTACGCGTGTGTAACTTCTCTCGATAGAAAAACCTTCTCTATTAAATAATGAAGTCTAAGAACTACATTTTATCTCAGATACAAGAGCTTCTCATTGAAAGGCATGCATATACACTGGAAAGAGCGGAAAGGTACGTTGAATTACATAAAGAGGATAAAGTCTATGAACTCCTCGTTTTAAAGAAAAGTTTATCAGAAGAAGAAAATTATCCGGAAGTCTCATATAGACGCTCCATTTGGCGTCACGAGTATGATGACGAATAAACAATATAAAAAAATAAATAGATTAATAGGTAAGTATGTTTAAACGTTGGTGTAAAGACCAAGGTTTTGCTAACAACTCCGATTTATCACATGTGCTCATGGACGGTGGTGTCCTCTCCGTGCCATTTGATAAATTGAACGACTTTTACGAAAAATGTGTAGAAGTGTATAACTCCGGTGAAAAGATATTTGTCGTTGAACAGAAAACGGAAAATTACAATTTTTTCATGGATCTTGATTATAAAGATGATGAAGAAATGTCATTTGAACAGATTAAGAGTGTGTGTAAAGTCATATGTGACAAAGTCTCAAAGTTTGGTGGTAAAGACGCTTTGATATCTGTCGCCGAACCTAAACCTATCGATACACTCATAAAAACGGGTATACATATAAACTGGCCAGGGTTTGTTGTAAATAGATCATCTGCATTGGGTCTCAGAGATCATGTTATAAATACGTTAAACTTAGCGTACGGATCACGTGATTGGAAAGATATTGTTGATATTTCAGTATACGGTAATAATTCACGTAATACAAAGGGTAGTGGGTTCCGTATGCCTTGGTCACATAAAAAGGGAAAACATGAAGCATGCGCCGGTCAAGGGTGTGAGTTATGTAATAACACCGGTAAAGAAACACAAAGTGAATATTTACCAATATTTATGTATAAACATGGTCCTTCATCCACGTTACAAAAAACTGAACAAAAACCATCCGTTGATATATTACATATGGCAACTTTACGTACACAAAACATGGAACCAGTTATCATAGAAGGAACTCGTGAAGAAGCTACATTTACAACATTACAAACTAAAAATGAGTTCAAGAACCAAGAGGCTATTTTACTCGTCGAAGCATTCGTTCGTAAAAACGTAGAAGGGCAAACTACCGCATCAATCACTAAAATGTTTAAATATAACAAACAGTTTCTCGTCTCGACAAATTCTAAATATTGTGAAAATAAAAAATGTAATCATAATTCCAACCACGTATGGTTTCATATAGTAGGTGATACTATAGCCCAAAAGTGTTTTTCGACTACGAACGTATTAAGACAGTATGGGTTTTGTAAGGATTTTTCGGGGAGACGACATCAACTCTCTAAAAAAATAACGGACATTCTTTACGAAGATGGTAAAGTTGAAACGTATACACCTAAAAAGAAAGTCATTGTAGAACCAGAACAGAACTTACTTGAAAAATTTATAAAAAAGTATATCGTCAAAAGGGAAACGTTTATAATAGAATCACTCAAACGCGAAGGTGTTAAGAAATATACAGTTACGACGAAGGAATCGTGTGATACATGCAAAGAAACAATTTCATTTAGTATACTTAAAAGTCAAATACATCAGGTGTGTAAATGTAAATGTCGCGCACATAATCTTACAGATAAAATTGTCAGTACTTTATAGAATGTTAGCTGTAATATTAATTGCACTCGTTGTATATTTGGCATCAACTTTAATAAAAAAAGATACAGGTACACAACATATAACTAAACTCATACGTGAAACTTTACCCTACTCGGGATTAAATGAAGTTTTATACAGGGAGTTTTTAGCGAACATAAACATGGCTATAGAATATAAATCACATACAGAAGTTTCGGAAAAATTATTAAACCGTTCATTAGAAAACTTACGAGAACTCGCATTATATACGGTTTCTACTGATACGAGTGTTATAGAAGAGTTAGATACGTTAGCGAACAGTATAAACACTGAATTTAGCCTTGTTTTAATAAATGAATCAATTAACAGTGCGTAATGTATTTAAAAGAATAAACATACTTTACTTTATAATGACAAAAACAATTGTTTCTACACGCACACGTTCAGGGAGAGTCTCAAAGGTTCCAGAACGCTTAGACCCACTGGAAGATGTTCCAGAAGATGATTTTTCTGACGACGATTATGAAACTGAATCGGAAGTAGAAAGTGAAATTGATCTCCTTCAAACAGATGACGAGGATGATTTTGAAGAGGATGATAGTGATATGGACGAAAACGGTAATTTAAAAGGGTTTGTTGTCGACGAAGAGGAAGAGGAAGAGGAAGAAGATGAGTAATATAGAGCTTAAAAAAATAGGTTTACATTTTATAAATGGAAGCTGAAGTTGGTACACCTATAAACTATAATCCGGATGATTTCATGAGTAAAGAAGAAGAAGATCATCAATTAGATGAACCAAAATCAGAACCGGAAAATAACGAACAGTATTATTTTCCGCCACCGCAACCGTATTACGAATCGTATCCACATCAAGCACAAAAGGAAGATATATTTACAAATTTAGATAAAACGGCGTATATCATTATATTCGTATCATTTATTTTGGGGTTTTTTATGGGTAAGACCATGCAACCAGTGATTCTTAGACCTGGATAGGTTTACCTCTAATCCACAAATATCCAGAGGACGTTTGTTGTCCTTCAAAATCACCGATAGAACCAATTTTAGGTTCTGTAAAATATGCACGACTTACAACGAGTGGGTCTTTTAGTATATCTTGTCCGACATCAGACGCACTTACATTTTTAGTACCCGATTTACTTTTTCGATCTTCATACAATCGTAAAAATAAACCGACCATGGCTAAAACAATAATTATGGTGATTATATTTAGTATAATACTCAACATTCTTACATTTATATAACAAATTTATTTAGATTCTACCTCTTCGCCTTCCTCAACTTCTCTTTCACCTTTCGTATCCTGAGCTTCCGTAGATGATTCAGACTTTTCATTGTTGAACTTTTGCATTGCTTCAACCGAATTAAACCCTTTATCAACCGCCTCTTTTTCGAGAGCCACTTTAGCCTCGGCTTCACGCTTTTCTTTTCTTTCTTCAATTTCCTTAGCAACGGTTTCATCCGCTTCCTTAACAAGTTCTTCCATTGGTGTATTTGGTTTTTCCTTTTGAAGGCGTTCGAGAACTTCGGCTGGATGACTGATTGGTGGTTCATCAGGTTTCGTATAATACTTCGAATTTTCATCACCCGGCTTCGCAAACGACGATGCACTTTCGACCATGTCACGTTTACGTTCCGCAAACATTTGTGCCGCTTGTGATTGATTTTCTTTGTATCCCGACATAAGTTCTTCGAGCTTTTCGTTCGTATAATGAACGTCTTCGATCTTTGTCGGATCGGGTGGGATTAACAACCATTTATACAGATCAACGACGTAAATATCAAATGTCGCATCTTCTTTTTGAAGACGCTTGGCGTGCGATGCAGCCTCATCTCT